ACTACGCCGAGGCCGTCGGTGATCTGCTCAACAGTGCGACAGCGGCCAACTCCGAGGCAAGGTACCTCCGCGAGCAGGTCGAGTTCCTCATGCGGTTCGCACCGCCCGAGGTCCGCGAGCCTGGGAAACCGGTGGTGTTACACGATTGTCGCAGCAAGTGGGAGTGACGAACTACGGACGCCCCGCCATGGGCGAAGCAGGCTGAATCATCGCAGCCGCAGTGGCCGTTCCGCGGGAGTATCGAACAGACCACCGCAGCCGCCGCCGACTCCACGGTGAGGCGACCGAGCCCGGCGTAACCGGGCAAATACACGAAAGGATGCGTGATGCAGCTTTACCTCGACGACAGCCTTGATTCCTACCGCGTGTTCCTCCGAATCAAGACGCTGCCACGGTATGAGATCCACGGCCGACTGGCGTGGTTTCCTGACGAGTACGCCGACGCTATCGGCGTTGCGGCAGACAAGCCCAAGCTTGCTGGCTACGAGCCGAAGCCCGGCCTGTTCGATTACCAGGCCGCCATTGTCGGCATGGCCGTGCAAAAGCAGCGGTTTGCCATCTTTGCCGACTGCGGGCTCGGCAAGACGCTGATGCTGCTTGAGTTTGCCCGGCACGTTCGTGAGGCGGTTCGCGACAAGCCGGTGCTGATTGTCTCACCGCTGATGGTGGTTCAGCAGACGGTGGCTGAGGCTGAGAAGTTCTACGGCGACACGCTTCCCATTGAGCAGGTAGCAGCAAAGGATCTTGCCAAGTGGATGAAGAAGCCAGGCGGCCGGCTTGGCATCACGAACTACGACGCCCTGCGAGACGACACTCCCGATGGCGACCTGGGCGGGCTCATCCTCGACGAATCATCAATGCTCAAGAGCCACTACGGCAAGTGGGGGCAGGTCTGCTTGCGGATGGGTGCCGGCGTTCCGTGGAAGCTGGCCCTAACCGGAACGCCTGCCCCGAACGACCGGATCGAGTACGCGAACCACGCCGTTTTCCTGGACGCCTTCCCCAACGTCAATTCGTTTCTCGCGAAGTTTTTCATCAATCGCGGCCAGACGCAAGAGAGGTGGGAACTAAAACCTCACGCCCTGCGGCCGTTCTACCGGGCTCTTTCGCACTGGTGCATCTTCCTGACCGACCCGAGCACCTACGGATGGAAGGACAACGTCCACAGTATCCCGCCGATTCACGTCCACATCGACGACGTGAGGCTGTCTGAGGCGCAGGAACAGGCGGTGCGGAATGTCACTGGCCAGCTGTTCGTCACCGAGTTGGGAGGCATCACGACCAGGGCCAAACTCTCGCGGATGGCGAAGTGCGAGAGCAGCGAGAAGCCGCAGTACATCGTGGACATGGTCCGAGAGTGGCCCACAGAAAGCACCATCATCTGGTGCCGCTACAACGACGAGCAGGACATGCTCGCCCGCATGCTTCCCGAGGCCGCCAGCATCGACGGCAAGACGCCGCAGGACGAACGCCAGCGGTTGGTTGACGAGTTTAAATCCGGGCGGATCAAGGTGCTCATCACGAAGCCCAAGATCCTTGGCTTCGGCCTGAATCTTCAGGTCTGCACAAGGCAGGTGTTCAGCGGCCTGCAGGACTCTTACGAGGAGTACTACCAGGCCGTGAAGAGAAGCAACCGCGTCGGTTCGTCCAGACCTTTGAACGTGCATATCCCCGTGACTGACATTGAACGCCCGATGGTCGAGAACGTGCTTCGAAAGGCACGTCGCGTCGAGGCTGATACCCGCGAACAGGAGGCCATGTTCCGTGACGCTACTGCCTGATAACAAGCCATATGCCGTGCACCGCGGCGACTGCATTCCCCACATGCTCGAGGAGATGCCGCCGGCATCTGTTGACTTCTCCGTCTTCTCGCCGCCTTTCCCCAGTCTTTTCGCCTACACGGCGAAAGCGGAGGACATCGGCAACAGCGAAGACATGAGAGGCGAAGCCAAGATTCACCTTTCCTACTTCTTCCGCGGGCTTGCTCGCGTGTTGAAGCCGGGGCGGGCGGCCGTCGTCCACGTCATGCAGATCCCGAGGCTCAAGCGGAGCGGCGAGGTCGGCCTGCACGACTACCGCGGGCTCAACATTCGCCTCGGCGAGCGTGCCGGGCTGGTCTACGAATACGACTGGGTAGTGCGAAAGAATCCGCAGGCCCAAGCAATTCGCACGCGAAGCCGCGAGTTGCAGTTTGCCGGCCTTGAAAGCGACCGGGCCAAGCAGCGTGGGTGCCTACCCGACTACCTCATCAAGTTCCGTGCCCCAGGCGAGAACGCCGTCGCGATCGACTCCGAGGGCGACGTGTCGCGGAACGAGTGGATCGACTGGGCCGAATGCTGCTGGAGCGACATCCGCGAGACGAACACGCTGAACGTCAAGGAAGCCCGCAGCGAAGAGGACACGAAGCACATCTGCCCGCTGCAGTTAGACGTGATTGACAGGCTCGTCAGGCTCTACAGCAACCCCGGCGAAGTGGTGTTCTCGCCGTTTACCGGCATCGGCAGCGAGGGCTACATGTCGTTGCAGCGTGGCCGGCGTTTCTATGGCTGCGAACTGAAGGCTGAGTACCACGCCCAGGCGTTGAGGAATTTGGCGAAGGCAGAGCGGACGCACCAGGCAAACAGCAAGACGCTGTTCGACGCGGAGGCCGTCGCATGAACCACTACGGCATCGAAGACACCCCCGGCCCGCTCTTCGCCATGGCCCCTGCCGTTCGCGGCTCGGTCACCTCGGCCGCGGCAGCCGACTCGCTGACGCCGGCCACGCTCAACGCCATGCAGCGGCGCGTGCTTGAGCTACTTCAGGCGACGCCAGACGGGCTCACGGACGAGGAGATGCAGACGCGGCTCGGGATGAACCCGTCAACGCAGCGGCCACGGCGGATCGAGCTGGCACGGCGAGGGATGGTGGTCGAGGCCGGTACCAGGCGGACGAGCAGCGGACGGATGGCGGTGGTTTGGAGGGTGGCGTAGCGGTGGCGGCCAAACAAACGTCACCGCATGACAAGCATTGCCAGTCTGGTTCAGCGCGATCCAGTGGCACGGTTGGTGGTTCTGTAATCACGAAAGGATTGCGTATGCGTTTGCATAAGCCCGACGTGCGGATGGTCGCAGTAGGCGACTTGATCGTGGACGAGGAGTATCAGCGTGAGGCGATTGCGGCCCATGTGGCCGGCATTGCCAAGAACTTCGACGAGGAGGCATTCGGCGTCATCGTCGCTGGTGAGCGTGATGATGGCAGCCTTCACCCGGTCGATGGCTTCCAGCGGCTGAATGCCGCGATGGAACGCGGCGTGGCTCATGTGCCGTGCCAGATTATCAAGAGTCGCGGCGCGGAGCATGAGGCCGAGTTGTTCGGCAAGCTCAACAAGCGTCGCGGCTTGAGCACGCACCAGCTGTTCAAGGCTGACGTGTGCGCTGGAAAGCCGGATGCGGTCGCTGTCTACGAAGCGATCACTGAGGCTGGGCTGAATGTTCGCGGGATGAAGCCCAACGGCAGACGGCAGAGCATCGGCGGCGTCAAGCAGTGTCAGACCGCGTACCGCCGCATGGGCGGTGGCCAGACTGGCGCGGCTCATGTGACTGAGGTTCTGAAGACTCTGCGGCTTATCTGGGGGCAAGAGCACCACGAAACCGCATACCACTGCGGCGTCATCGGCGGCTTGGCGTTCTTTCTGCGTCGGTTTGGTGACAACGTCGACAGGAAGCGTCTCCGCAAAATCATGGAGGGTAACTCGCCTATCCGCCTCATGGGCAATGGCGACACCTTCAAGATGATGAGCGGCACGACGCGAGACGAAGGCGTCGCGCGTGCTTTCTTCGAGGTCTACAACAAGAACCTGACAGCTCATCGCCTCGACTGGGACGAGAGCCGCGTTGACATCGCCGTGGAGGCGGTCGGCTGACATGAGGAGCCACATGAAATACGCCAGCGTCTGCGACGGCATCGGTGCGGCTCATGTGGCTTGGCAGCCACTCGGCTGGGAATGTGCTTGGACATCAGAGATTGAGCCATTCCCGGCCGCAGTGGTTGACCACCATTGGAAGCTCAAGAACCTGGGCGACATGACAAAACTCACGGAGGAAATGCTGAATGAGAGAGGCGCAGTTGACCTTCTTGTCGGAGGAACCCCCTGCCAATCCTTCAGCGTTGCTGGCCTCCGAGGTGGCTTGGCTGACCCACGTGGCAACTTGGCCCTCCGATTCGTACAGCTTGTTGGCGTCCTTCGTCCCAGTTGGGTTGTCTGGGAGAACGTCCCTGGAGTCTTGTCGTCGGCAGGAGGAAGGGACTTTGGCACCTTCCTCGGGGCGTTGGCAGAACTCGGGTATGGGTTCGCCTACCGAATTTTGGACGCTCAGTGGTTTGGAGTCGCCCAGCGTCGCCGACGTGTGTTCGTTGTCGCACACGCTCGAGACTGGAGACGTGCCGCAGCGGTACTTTTTGAGCGCGAAAGCCTGCTCGGGAATCCTCCGACGCGCGGAGCGACGGGGCAAGGAGTTGCCGGAACAGTTACGGCTCGCACTGGCCGCAACGGCGGATCATCAAACGACGACGTAGACAGTAGTCGCATTGTGGCCTTCCATCCCACGCAAGACCCAATCAGCAGCGTGGACGGCTCGACGCACGCGATGGGCTGCGGCTCAAAGGGCGGGTGCTGCACGCAGGCGGTGGCGTTCGACATCCTCGGCACGCCAGCCACCAACGCCGCAAAGACAACCGACGTGCATGTGCCTCTCCGAGCACGGCAGCCTGGGCAGAGCGAGGCGAGCACGACGACGGTTGTGTGCGGCGATGGAGACACGATCGGCACGATCCGCAGCAACACGCGCAACAACTCAAGCCCGAAAACTGAGGCCGCCATGCACATCATGCACGGCATGGCCGTCCGCCGCCTGACTCCCATGGAGTGCGAGCGGCTCCAAGGATTCCCTGACGGCTACACGGACGTCACGTATCGAGGAAAGCCAGCCGCTGATGGGCCGCGGTATCGGGCTCTAGGAAACAGCATGGCCGTCCCGGTCATGGCGTGGATTGGAAAGCGTATCCAGATGGTTGAGGAGGCCGCCAATGGCTAAGTCCCCCGGCTTCTGGTTCTTCACTGGCGACTGGATGAAAGATCCTGAGCTAAGGTTTTGCTCGCTTTTTGCTAGAGGTTTGCTAGTCGATTTGCTTTGCATCTTGTTTGAAGCAAACGAGCAAGGCTACGCAAGCAACCCTGACGGCACGCCTCGGTCAGACGAGCAGATCGCCGACGCCGTCTCCGGCGGCTCGCGCGAGGAAAAGCTCGCCGCACTGGCTGAACTTGAGCGGAGTGGCGTTCTTTCCCGCGATTCTCGCGGGGTTTTGTTCAGCCGACGTATTGCCAGACTGTCGGAACTGAGCGCAGCCCGCAAGCAAAGCGGAAGCAAAGGTGGTAGCAAAACTCAAGCAAAACCCAAGCAAAACACCGAGCAAACGACCAAGCAAAACCGGGGGGTTTCTGTTTCGGATTCTGTTTCGGATTCGGATTCGTTCAAAGAAACACACACACACACGGGACCGGCGGGCGACTTTCGCCAACCCGGCTGGGCGGCAGACGAGTGGCAGCGGTTCGTGGCCGTCTGGAACGCCACGGAGCGTGCTGAGCCTTGGCCGCACCTTACGGCCCCCGACGGGTGGACCGACCTGGCAGCGGCCCCTGGCTGGCTCCAGCGGGCTCGTGAGGCACTGGCCCGGTTGCCGAGCCGCCAGTACTTCGAGCGGCCCCTGCCGGTCACCCGGTTCTTTG